AACAAGGAGGCGGTGGCTTACGCGCTGCTTTCTATGGCCAACACCAAGCTGACCGACATCATGACTTGGGATGACCAAGGCAACGTGAAGGTCAAGGCCAGCCACGATATACCCGAGCACGCGCTGCATGCGATCAAGTCGATCAAGGTCAGTACCCGCAAGGACGCAGACGGTAACGCCTTCTCCACGCTGGACATTGAGCTGTACGACAAGGTTGGGGTGTTGCGGCTGCTGGCCAAGGCCAGTGGACTGCTAGACAGCCCCGATGACAACGACAAGCCGAGCGTGATTGACATTAACGTAGTGCCGCCAAGGCCACTAGAACCGAAAGACTAACATGTCCAGAACCAAAGAGCAGTCAGACAAGAGCGTGCCTGTCGCCGGGTTAAACCTCGACTTTAGCAACTCCCCTGTGATCTATGACTTCATTCAGTCCAAGAACTTTGTGCAGGGCATCATGGGCCCGGTGGGGTCCGGCAAGAGCTATGGGTGCGCGGCCAAGATTTTTATTAAGGCTGTGCAACAGAAGCCATCGGCCATCGACAACATTAGGTACACGCGCTGGGCAATCGTGCGAAACAGCTACCCCATGCTGAAGACAACCACCATCAAGACGTGGCTAGATCTGTTCCCAGAGGCTACCTTTGGGCCCATGCTGTGGACACCTCCCATCACCCACCATATCCGGCTGCCTGCCCGGGGCGATGCGGCTGGGATTGACTGCGAGGTGATCTTCTTGGCGCTTGACCAGCCCAAGGACGTTCGCAAGCTGCTGTCCCTTGAGCTCACAGGCGCTTGGGTCAATGAGGCGCGTGAGCTGCCCAAGGCTGTGATTGATGGACTGACCCACCGGGTTGGCCGATACCCTACCAAGCGGGACGGTGGGGCCACGTGGCACGGTATCTGGATGGATACCAACCCGATGGACGATGACCACTGGTGGCACCGGATGGCTGAGAAGGAAAAGATGACCGGGCCATACGCTTGGAAGTTCTTTAAGCAACCCGGCGGCGTGGTCCCGGTGGATGTTGAGAACCTGCCAGACATGCCAGAGGCCAACGATCATGTCCTTGCGTCCGGTAAGTGGTGGAAGGTCAACCCCAAGGCTGAGAATATCCACAACCTGCCGGGTGGCTACTACCAGCAAATGCTGATGGGCAAGAATTTGGACTGGATTCGCTGCTACGCCGGGGGTGAGTACACCTACGTGCAGGAAGGCAGGCCAGTCTGGCCAGAATATGAGGACTCAACCATGTCTGGCGACACCGATATTGACCCCAATACGCCAATACAGGTGGGGCTGGACTTTGGATTGACCCCTGCGGCCACGATTGGCCAGCGTTTACCCAATGGTAGGTGGGTGATACATCAGGAAATTGTCACCTTTGACATGGGGCTGGAGCGCTTTGGCACCCAGCTGTTGGCCGAGCTCAACCAACGGTACCCAAACCACCAAGTAATGATCTGGGGTGACCCGGCTGGTATGGCCAGAGATGCCATCTACGAGGTGACCGCCTTTGATTACCTGAAAACACTGGGGCTGAGAGCCCAGCCTACGGCCAGCAATGACTTTAAGGTGCGCCGGGAAGCCTCCGCAGCGCCCATGCAGCGGCTGATCAACGGCAAGCCCGGTCTTATTGTCAACCGGGAGTGCAAGCTGCTGAGAAAGTCTCTGGCCGGGGGCTATCACTTCAAGCGTATAGCGGTTGGTGCCGGACAGGAACGGTTCCGGGACGCGCCAAACAAAAACGAGCACTCACACATTGGCGATAGCTTTGGCTACCTGATGTTAGGTGGTGGTGAGTACAACCGGATGACCCGGACCCACCAGCTTGGCGGCAGACCCATGGGCCAGTCAAACGCAAACACGGAATTTGACGTATTTGCATAGGCATATCACTTTGATATACAAGGTTGCATTTAGTACAAAACCCAATAGAATCGTTTGCATATGATTGAAATTGATCTGGGTGTGATTCACCACTTCTCTTCTGGTTTGTATGCCAAACAGATGATGTTGCCTGCTGATCACTTTGCGGTGAGTCATGCTCACACCTATGACCACTTAAGCATATTGGCCAAGGGCCGTGTAACTGTTGAGATCCAAGGGGTTGAAACAGAATACACGGCACCAGCGTGCATAAATATCTTGGCAGGGAAACACCACAAGATAACTGCTCACGAAGATAGCGCTTGGTTCTGTATTCATGCAACTGATGAGACAGACATAAGCAAAATTGATGAAGTTTTAATTGGAGGTTAATCATGCCTATTTGGATCGCAGGTGCAATTCTTCTTGGCTCTGCCTACAACGCAAGTGAAGCTCGCAAATCACGAGATCAGGCAGAGAGAGATCAGCAAACAGCATTGCAACAGCAATCAGCTGACCAAGCCGCCATGCGTTTTGAGTTGTCCCGGCAGACTGCTGAGTACGCAAAGCAAAGCGCATCACTTGAGCAGCAGGCCAACACTGCGCGTGAGCAGTTCCAAGCATCGCAGACCAACTACGCAGCCAACAAGCTGGAGATGGAAAGCAAAGCCAAGGAAGTGCAGGCTGCTGCAGATGAAGAGAGAAAGAAGGCTGCAGCTGCTGAAGCATCAGCGTTAAAAGCTCGCACTCGCGGTGGCCGGAGATCACTTCTTTCTGCTGAACGTATGGATGCCGAGCTGGGTATACCAATTGACCTTGGCAGCGGCGGGATGAGGATTCAATAATGGCTACGCTACCAGAATTCAAACAGCGCAAGATGGCTCGCCGTAGCACTTCTGACATTGGCCGTTTAGCAGAGCAGTACAAAAGTAGTATTGCTGGGATTACCGGAGAATACGAAAAGTCTTTTCAAACTTACCAAGCTGGTGTGGCCGAAAAGATGCAGCCATACGAAGCCCAGATTGCACAGTACAAGGATGTTGCTGTTCCAACGTATGAATCGCAAAAAGCTAACTATCAAAGCAACCTAGACAAGTACAACAAAATTGTTGAAAGCATTAAAGCCGATCCAATTACTACAACAATTGGTTACAAAACTCAAAAGAAAACAAACTACCAAGGCTGGTTGCTTGGTCAGACGGAAGAGGTCCCATACGAAATCTATACACCCAAACCCATTCCTAGATTTGCAGAAGTTGCGCCAGTTGCACCAGACATTCCTGTTGCGCCTGACGTTGAAAGTTTTGATCAGACAGCGTTTGATGAAAGGCGCAAAGCTGCAGAGGGTAGCTTTAAGCGTGAGATTGGTGAGCGCAAGTCTGCGCGTATTAGTGCGGTATCTCGCAAAGCAGCTAGACCACTTTTATCAGGAGCAGCGTAATGAAAGAAGTTTGGGACAAGCCACGGCCTAAAGATTTGGGTAAGCCAAAAGAGCTCTCCTCACAAGAGAAGCGCAATGCCATGCGCCGTGCATCCAAGTCGGGTAGACCCTATCCCAACCTGATCGACAACATGGCAGCAGCCAGAAAGAAGAAGTGATCATGGAATACGACAAGAACACACCCGGCGGTATGCGCCTGACACCAGAGCAGATTCTCAAACGTCAGGTCGCGGCTCAAACCAAGAAGGACGAATTCCAGCAGCTCTACCAAGATGCCTATGAATTCGCCCTACCCCAGCGCCAGCTCTATGGCGTGTGGGAAGGTGGAGCTACGGGCTCCAAGAAGATGCAGCGCGTCTTTGACTCAACAGCCATTAACTCCACACAGCGCTTTGCCAATCGGCTGCAGTCTGTAGTCTTCCCGCCCCAGCGTAAGTGGGCCAAGCTAGAGGCTGGATCAGACATCCCGGCAGATCGTAAGCAACAGGCGCAGGCCGTGCTTGAGGTCTACCAAGACAAGATGTTTACCATGCTGAACCAGTCTAATTTTGACATCGCCATGGGCGAGTTCTTGTTGGATCTGGCCGTGGGCACCGCCTGCATGATGGTTCAGCCCGGGGATGATATCCAGCCCCTTAACTTTATCCCTGTGCCACTGTTCTTGGTGAGCTACGAAGAGGGAGCCAACGGCCAAGTGGATAACGTGTACCGCCGCATGCGAATGAAGGGTGAGTCCATCCAGCGCCAGTGGCCAGATGCTGAAATTCCACAGGACATTCAGCGCCGGATTGAACAAAAGCCAACAGATGACATCGAGCTGCTTGAGGCCACCATCTATGACCACAAGCGCGGGGACTATTGCTACCACGTGATCGACAAAGTGACCAAGCAGGAGCTGGTTTACCGCCGCCGCAAGATGAGCCCTTGGGTTATTTCGCGCTATATGAAGGTGGCTGGTGAGATCTACGGCCGTGGCCCATTGATGACTGCTTTGCCAGACATTAAGACGCTGAACAAGACCATTGAGTTGATGCTAAAGAACGCATCTTTGGCTGTGGCTGGCGTATATACAGCTGCGGATGATGGCGTGCTTAACCCCAACACAGTAAAGATTGTGCCGGGTGCCATTATCCCAGTGGCTCGCAATGGTGGATCACAAGGCCCAGCCCTGTTGGCATTGCCACGGTCCGGTGACTTTAATGTCAGCCAGCTGATCATCAGTGACATGCGCGGCAACATTAAAAAGATCTTGTTGGATGAGTCTTTGCCGCCTGACAACATGAGCGCACGTTCTGCAACTGAAATTGTTGAGCGCATGAAAGAGCTGGCCCAGAACCTTGGTTCTGCCTTTGGCCGACTAATCAATGAGACCATGATCCCGATCACTTCCAAGATCCTTGAGGTGATGGATGAGCGCGGAATGATTGACATGCCACTGCGTGTCAACGGTTTAGAAGTCAAGGTTACCCCTGTGGCACCGTTGGCTATGGCGCAGAACATGGAAGAGGTTAACTCAATCATGCAGTTTATGCAACTTAGCCAGAACCTAGGCACCGATGGCCAGCTGGCGCTCAAAATGGACGTTATGGTGGACTATCTGGCCGACAAGCTGGGTGTACCTGCATCGGTCCGTAACACTGCCCCAGAGCGTGCTGTGCTGATGGAAGAGATGCGTAACCAGCAACAGCAGCAAGCCATTGGCCAAGCCATGATGATGCAAGCCCAAGCACAGGCTGGTGCCCCGGGTGGCATGCCAGCCCCACAAGGGATGCCAGCATGAGCTGGGAAGAGTTAGATGCCATTGGCCAGCCAAGCGATATCCGTGAGGTTGACCAAAAGCGCGAAGACTTGGCCAGACTGACCCTGCGAGTGTTTGGGTCAGAGGATGGCCAAAAGCTGCTTCAGTGGCTGCGCGACATGTATGTGAATGTGCCCATCGCCGTACCGGGCACAGACCCCTCATACGCATTCTTTTCCGAAGGGCAAAGAACGGTGGTGAGGGACATCGAGGTACGGATTAACACAGCAAGGAAACTATGACCGACACAGCAACCGTTGAGCCCGGAACCTCCGGCCTACTTGACAACGTGCAAGTGAATGACGAAACCAAACCAGAAAATCCACAAGCGGTTGAAATAGACCACAAGGCTACCGCATCAGCTGTACCAGCTGC